TAAAAATGAAAATGTCCATATACGATATATTGAAAAAGAAATTACAAAAAAGATGGGTCGCTGCATAATATTCATTTTCTTTAATAATTCAAAGAAAATGACTGCATAATTTTTTAATAAAAAAGAACCAAATTACATAAAGGGATAATAATATACCTATTATTAGTTCAATGGAAATCCCAAAAATCCCACTTAAATATAATTGTGATTTGTGTGACTATCATACGAGTAGTAAAAAAGATTACGCTAAACATTCGGCAACTGATAAACATAAAGGGAACAAAAAGGTAGTAAAAAATCCCCCAAAATATAATTGCGATTTGTGCGATTATCATTCAATAAATAAACTACATTATAGTAGGCATCAACTTACGGGTAAACATATAAAAAATACCAAATCTTTAGATTCTAAAGAAAACGAGATGCAAAGTGATCAACATATTGAAAAAGTATGTAATGCGATTTTGACGAAATCAAATGAAACGCGCGATGAACTTGTAAAATTTCTTCCAAATTAATATAATATTCGTGTATTTGTTCTGCTTTTTTTGTTCCCGCCTTTACACCTTTTTACATTTCAAACGCCGATTTTTATGTTAAGTTGTTTATATTTTTAATAATTAATAATGGAAATATTTGTAATTAAAGAATAACCATCATAAAACATATATGTAATATCTTCGCCAGTATCATTATCAATAACTTTGGCATAACCTATATGATACACAACACTGCCATTTAATAATTTATTTTTTGTAACTAAAACTTTTACTTCATTAATATATCCATTTCCATTACAACATTCAATTAATTCCATTTGTTTTTTTAAGTCAGCAACTAATTCGTCAAAACAATTATGATAAATTAGCGTTTCTTTACATAAACCTTGTGAATCAAACTGTTCTAATATACTAATTTTATTGTTTTGGACTTGGGATATATCAATATCCAATTTATTATTATCATTATTACCATAACAATTGTAATACTCAATATTATTATCTTTAAAATATTTTTTTATATTTGACTCAATTGTAAAAACGAAACCATATTGGTTTTTATTAATAACATTTGTATCTGCAATACGAATAATTTGTTTCATTTTGGTATATATTTATTATAATTTATGTATTGTAATGAAAACTTATTTCAATTTTTTTATTTATTATGAAAATCGGCATTTGAAATGTAAAAAGGTGTAAACAAAACCGTTTGAATGTTTTTATATTAAGCATGAAGGTTTCTTTGTTATGACCATAACTGCTATGGGTTGTGTCCTTTCCCGCACGGGAACCCAATTTATAATCTACATATGTGCAGCCAAGTTTAGTATGGAGCGCTCTCCCGATAGGTCGCTATGACCGGTCTGCAAATACTTATTTATTGAGACTAAAATGCTATATTCATGTCTTTCTATAATTATGGTTCGGTGATTCGTTTCATTTTTTATTTTCTTTGAATAAAAACAAGAAAACTTAAAGACGGTAACCAAATAAACACTAAATACGTGGTTTCCAACGAGCGAAGCGAGTTTATAGAAAGTTTATCATAATAAATCACTTATTATAATATTATCACTGTATGTAGCCAAGTATTATGTGTTAAGCTCGCTTCGCTCGCGTGACGATCGGTCTGCAAATACTTATTTATTAAAATTAAAATACCATATTCGTGTCTTTCTATAATTATGGTTCGGTGATTCGTTTCATTTTTTATTTTCTTTGAATAAAAACAAGAAAACTTAAAGATGGTAACCAAATAAACACTAAATACGTGGTTTCCAACGAGCGAAGCGAGTTTATAGAAAGTTTATCATAATAAATCACTTATTATAATATTATCACTGTATGTAGCCAAGTATTATGCGTTAAGCTCGCTTCGCTCGCGTGACGATCGGTCTGCAAATACTTATTTATTAAAACTATAATACCATATTCACATCTTTTAATAATTATGGTTCGGTGTTTCGTTTCATTTTTTATTTTCTTTGAATAAAAACAAGAAAACTTAAAGATGGTAACCAAATAACACTAAATACGTGGTTTCCAACGAGCGAAGCGAGTTTATTGTGTATTCTTAATATTACAGCCAAGTATTATGCGTTAAGCTCGCTTCGCTCGCGTGACGATCGGTCTGCAAATACTTATTTATTAAAACTATAATACCATATTCACATCTTTCTATAATTATGGTTCGGTGATTCGTTTCATTTTTTATTTTCTTTGAATAAAAACAAGAAAACTTAAAGAAGGTAACCAAATAACATCAAATACGTGGTTTATTATACATAATAATTTATCGTAATATTACAAAGATCAACTATTGAATGCTGTTAAATGTCACTATTGAATGCCGTTCACTATTGAATGCCGTTAAATGTCACTATTGAATGCCGTTAAATGTCACTATTTAATGTCACTATTGAATGCGGTTAAACACTATGTACGTTATATTATAATACAATATAAACGTTAGCACATATGCAGCGAAACGAGAAATGAGTAGGTTATCCACATTTAGCCCTTTTACCGACATTTTAACTGCGTCGGGGAGATACAACAATTATTTGGTGTAAAAAATTGAAACCCTTTTTTTGATTTAAATTAATAATAAATTCAAATCAAAACTAGTCAAAACAATGTCACAAATTCTGAGTCAAGTGTCCGAAATCGCTTCCGAAATCGCTTCCGACAGTGAGAAAAAAATACGGGTTAGAAAACCGCGTTTGTCTGCTAAACATGAGAAGCCGATCTTATTTGGCTTTTGGTTTCTACAAAATGCGTTATCTGCCGGGTTTATTAATCACGAGTCTTACGACAAAATGCTTGGTCAGCTTCACGTGTTTGAAGGCATTGATCAAAAGGTTGCGTTGGTTGACGAGTTTATTGATCATTCTCGTGATGTCAAAAAAACTTTGCGTCAACTTGTCAAGCCTGTTCGCGTTCGTAAAACTAAAGGTAAGGTCGTTCTTGATGTTCAAGACGAGTTAGTTGTTTTGTTAGTTGCGGCTGCTAATGGGACACTACCTACGACCCCTTCCTTAAACCAACCTAAAGGTAGGGAAACCAAGGTTTCCCCTACGACCCCTTCCTTAAACCAACCTAAAGGTAGGGAAACCAAGGTTTCCCCTACGACCCCTTCCTTAAACCAACCTAAAGAGAAAAAAGAGAAACAACCTAAAGAGAAAAAAGAGAAACAACCTAAAGAGAAAAAAGAAAAGGTGGTTAAACAGAAGAATAATACTAAGATTGTTCAAGAAGCTGTTCAAGAAGTCGTTCAAGAAGCGGTTCATGACGAAGTCGTTATAGAAGCTGTTCAAGAAGCTGTTCAAGAAGTCGTTCAAGAAGCGGTTCATGACGAAGTCGTTATAGAAGCTGTTCCTGAAGCTGTTCAAGAAGTCGTTTCGGACGAAGTCGTTTCGGACGAAGTCGTTCCTGCAGTCGTTGAAGAAGAGACAAAGAAAGAGACAAAGAAAGAAAAAGTTGCGAAAAACACAAAGAAAGAGACAAAGAAAGAAACAGTTGCGAAAAACACAAAGAAAGAGACAAAGAAGGTTGTGAAAAAAGAGACAAAGAAGGTTGTGGAAAAGGTTGTGGAAAAAGTTGCGGAAAAGGTTGTGGAAAAAACTGTGTTGTCGTTACAATTTCCGGAACCAACTTCTCCTGATTGTCCTCCTCCTAACTATTCCGGTGATAAGGATTCCGATGATTCCGATTCCGATTCCGATGAATTAGACGTTTCTGAGTTTAATTTTAAAGGTAAGGATTATTTAATTGATGCTGAGATGAACATTTATGATTTCGTTTCACATGAGATCGTCGGCAAACTCGTTGATGGCGTCATTATATAACCTTTTCATAATCACAATCCAAACACAAAACAAACACAAATCAATTCAAAAAACAATTCAAAAAACAATTCAAAAAACAATTCAAAAAACAATTCAAAAAACAAATAAAAAGAGGCGAAAGCCCTTTTTTATTGGCATCCTATATAAAAGGAGGGGTCGTAGGGGAACCTTGGTTCCCTACAAAAGAGGCGAAAGCCCTTTTTTATTGTCACGTAAGCGAAGCGGAAAACATTGGTTTAAGCTATGCGCCCTACACCCACAATTTCGTGTTTACTAATAAGATTGATTTTGGTCAAAGGTAAACAATCTAGATTATAAATGTTGTTGTGAGGGCAGCTTAATGCGGCGATACGACCGTAGTTGGACGTTTCCGATATATATAATTCTGTGCATTGTGATAAAACATAACTGTCTATTAAAATCTTTGATGCGTCCGTTGTTTTACGGTCCATATGTTGGATTTTATCTGCATTATATATTACACGCGGCCAATACTCTTTGGCTACTTCATATAGCTTCTCATTATCTGTTGTTAAATACACTTCACGCCCATCACATCTAGCTTTTATCTTTGAAAATGTTGTCCTTATATCTTCAACAACTTTATTATTTCTTATATTTTCACCTTCGGCTTGTGTATGTACATTCATGTAATAATCACCGCATCGTATTTGAATACCAATTAAATTTGGCTTAAGATAGGGTTGAATTTGAGCAAATAACGCAGGCGTGGGAATTAATGTATCAGTATATAATCTTTGATATTCAGCTAGTATGTCGACTTTAAAATTACGGTCTTTAAATAATTCGTTTTTATATAGATATTGGGATATTTCTTGGTTTAAATAAAATTTATTTACACGATTATTAAAGAATTCGGTGCCATTCATTAAATATGATTTTAATCCGTGTTGATTGTCTACATAATGGTATTCTTTAATGTCGTCATCTCCAGGTACATATTTATTATATTTTATATATGAAGTTATGTCGTCATCCCACGAAATACAAAACGGCCGGTTTAATAATTTACTTATTAACTTGCACGCAATTAAACCTACAATTCGGTCACCGAACCCGCCGCCTCCTTTATGTGCGCACATAACTATCATTAATAGAACTAATTCAATATTCTTTATATAATAATTTAAAGTTATAAGTTGAATACACTATTATGCAAGATATATCGCGTCCACTTACGCTCGCCGATTTAGACGTTACGCTAGGAAATGAAGCGACTGCCCAGACCGTGCCAAAATTCCAACAAAACTATGGACATACAAAGAGAATTAAACCATGACGCACAGGGACTAAAAGTCAACAGCAACCCGCACCGAAAGGCCACACTAAAGGATTCCGGAAATAAACTTATCGTAAACTTATTGGAATGACGCGTTTTATGCTGACACTATAAATTAAAACGAGTTAAAAGGGTTATGATATAATATATAAAATGGTGAAAAATACAGGAGGAGGAAACCGAGCCAAAAATATGGCACGCAAAGATTGCGCGCCAACCAGTTCCAAATTGCGATTATCATCCGATCCAGATGAGAAATACGCAATTGTTACAAAAATGTTAGGCAATGGAATGTGCCGAATTAAAACAGATACGAATATGGAATTATTATGTCATATTCGTAATAAATTCAGAGGGAAGCGAAATAATGCGATTACAGTGAATACGATGTTATTAATTGGATTGCGCGACTGGGAAAAGCCGGTATACAAAAATTGCGACGTGCTTGAAATTTATTCACATAATGAACAAACCATCATAGCCAATTCCAATATTAATTTGGCTGCATTTATGCCGGAAGATACGAATGAGATTCAATTTCAGGACAAAGACGAAGTTGAAAGCGACGTGCCTTTACAAAAAAGAATTGATGTAGATTTGGTGGACATAGACGAGATCTAATAGTTTTGCCCGTCGCCATGATTACCGTCGTAATAAAAACAAACATCTTTAATATATACACTATTTGTATGCATTAATGCTTTCAACCAGCAATCGTAATCTTCTTTTCCATTAGACACGCATTTCATATTACCGATTGAATTCAGTAGTTCTTTTTCAATAACAACGCTGCTGCATATTACACAGTTATGTATTTTTATAAATTTAAAGGTCCAAACGTCAGGAAATAATGTATATCCGTGACGCGCATAAATTGGCAGTAATGTGTTATAAAAACATTCACTATTATATTTACTATATGATTTTTTGCAGTCATATGCGCCATTGCCAATAATGCCCTCCGTGGATGACATTTTACATCCAGTCTTTAACATTGCGGCGATTTGGAGTTCCAGTTTATTTGAAAACCATATATCATCATCATCGCAAAACGCAATATATTTGCCAGTTGCTACTTCAATGCCTGCATTGCGGACGAAAGCCGCGCATGCAAATCCCATTATTTCTTTACTATTTTGCTTTAAATGTATAATAGTAACGTTCCAGTCATGATTATAATATTCAGGTTGAGTTGAACAATCATTAATTACTATAATTTCCACGTTTTTATACGTTTGAGCTTTAATAGACTGTATGGCATTCAATAAGTATTTAAACCGGTTATACGTCGGTATAATTACACTAACTTTATCCATACATAATGTATTTATAAGTATTTATACCTTTTCTCATTTCAAACGCCCATTGTAAATATTTATAATAGTAATATAAAGGATTCATTGTAATGTATATTAAGTTATGGTTTCCTTGATTTTCCTACTTCACGCAGTGAATCTTTATGAGTGAGTCCCGAAGACAAACAAATGAGTCTCATAAAGAGGAGCGTTGTAAATCACTAAAGCGTCCTTCACCATTGCACTCTCAATGGAAAAAGTTGGACCATCGTAGGCGAAATTTCTACTATTGACTTTACTAATTTTCTTATTTTTAACCCTATAAAATGGGCGTTTGAAATGAGAAAAGGTGTAAACGCGTTTATAATATTCAAAAAATAGATTGAATATTATATGGAATATTTTTGTAAACCCGAATGGTTTTTAAATACTAAACCGCCAAAACACATCGGTGAGTTGCATGCCCCTTTCAAATTGCCGATTACCTATTTAGATAAAGTATTTCCATTATCTGAAACCGTTGCCGCTGATTTAGAATTAACCCACATGTATTCTTTCATTTTACAGCCCAAACACGTATTCGCACAAAATATGGTAATGGAATGGAGGAAACAATATACGACCGATGTCGCATTTTTGAAAGATTCGCAAGAAGTGGTCAAAGACATGACAATATATAAATCACGATTAAACCGCGAAACGCCGGATTGTGAATCTATTTTGAAAACGTGGAATGGCATTAAAAACGACGAGGATTTCCATGAAAAGTATTCGTATATTGAATGGGATTGCATTAAACAATTCAATGAATCCGAATCATTTCTACAAACCCTGTCCATCATGAATTTGAGTTCGCCCTTGCTCAGTTTAATGTTACCTCTATTGTTCTTTATATGTCCGTTTATAATATTAAAACTACAGGGCGCGTCCATCACGTTTGAAACCTATTTTAATACGCTCAAAAACATTGCGAGAAATCATGCCATCGGGAAGATGCTCAGTAATTTACAAACGATCACATTGGAAAAATT